CAACCGGCTGGCTGCCGGAACATCTTGGAACACACCCGACATTGGCACCGGCCCGCTGATCCGTTCGGTGGTGTCCTTGCCGTACCACCACCACCCAATCGCTTCCTCGGTTGCCGCACCAACCCCGATACCGATGGCGAGGTGCCCGTCCGGGGTCAGTGACGAGTCGCTGTGCGCCTGGAAACCGGGCACCAGATAGAACTCGTCGTAGGTGGAGGAGGAGGTCATCTCAGTGACGGATGCGGCCCCACCCGAGGCGGTGACGGTCAGATCCTTCCCCCGCGCACCGTTCACCTTCGTGCCGTAGGTGGTGACCCGTCGACCCACCTTGTGCGGGGGAGGTGACCCGCCGTGCAACCACACCCCAACCTGGCAACTGATCGAGGTCCGCACGTTCGCATGGGTCGCGGCGATACGGACCCCTGCCGGGATGTGAACCGGGAAGTAGTACTGGGCCACCGACCCGCCGATGCAGCGGTAGCCGCACAGCAACGAGTCGATCAGAACATCATCGGTGGCACCACCAATGAGGATGTCCACCACCGCTTCGGACTGGGTAGTCACAATCCCGGTGCCCGACACGGCGATGGTGATACCCCACGAGTCTCGGATGTTGTTGGCAGCTGAGATCAGTTCGGTGACAGCACCGTCGAGCAGCGTCGTCGCGTTACACGGCACCGCCGTCCACGGGGTTGCGGAGCCAACAATCCCGGCGTTGGTGATGACCGTGCCGCGACCCTTGGCCGGAACCCACAGCATTACGACGCCGTGAAGATCGCAGTCCCAGCGTCGGCCACAACGTCGGACCCGTCCGGGGTGATGGCGAAGTCCAGCAGCAGCAGCGGGATGATGTTCGCGTCCGTGCCTGCCGTGGTGTCCGAGTCGTAGCAGATGATGAGGTCAGTGACCGCACCCGCCGTTACGGCAGTCCACGTCTGGTCGGGGATGGTCACCGAGAACGTGTCCCCAGTGTCATCGACCGCTGGTGTGGCGATGTCCGCATCGGTCAGGGTCTTGCGGTTCCACCCACCCGTGGTGCGCTCAGTGAACCCACCACCCGTGCAGGCGGAAAGGGTGTCGAGGTCTCGTGCGGTCGCATCGGTGGTGGCACCGGCATCGACCGGGACCACGATGATGGCCGAGTTGGTTGGGTCGTTCGAGTCGACTCGGCGGAAGTACTCGACCACCGAACCCTTCGCGATGTTGAACACAATGTTTGCCATGCTGGCTCCTTACAGGTAGAGCTGACCGGGGCGGGTACGGGGGGATGCGCCCGCCCCGGTCAGGTCATGCGCTGGGCTGATCGACGTACTCAGCCGCAGGAACCACGGCCGGGTCATTCTCCTGTGCGGCGGCAGCACCCTGGTCGTGCTCGTACTCGACAGCCGCCACAATCGGCGCGTCGATGTACCCAGGATCCTGTACCGGTGCGCCGGCGTCCGGGTCGATGAAGTCGATGGCAACCTCGGTTGCCCGAGGTGCCACCTCCTCCTCAACCTTCGCAGCTTCGTGCCGAGCCATGCTCAGACACCCAGCGAGGACCGAGTGATGACCTTGCGGACACACTCGTTGCGGAACACCTTGTAGCCGCCCAGCCAGTACCAGCCGACAGGCTGGAACCTCTTGAGTCGGTCGACAACCTCACCGAGCACAACCCCTGGCATCGGCCCGAACCCTGGCGCGTGCGAGTACGCCTTCGCCAGAGCTTCCTTGCCGACGAACAGAGAGTTGAACGTGCCCGTGCCGCCAGAGCCACCGGTGCTGACCCGGTTGGTGACGATGAAGCGGAAGCCCTCGAAGGCACCGATCTCACCGTTCATGATCTTGCCCTGGCTGTCGCCGCCGTAGACGTTCGGAGCACGCCAGTCAGCGGTTCCGGTCGCCGCCTTGAGGTCGAGAGCCTGACGCGGGTGGATGAAGGCGAGGTAGTACTCACCATCCCACGGCTCCACGTTGTTCTCTTGGAGGTTGACGTACGACGAGCGAATGTCGCCGGCGGACAGGTTCGCTGCCGTGTCGGTCACCGCGTTGGTGGTGGCCTCAAGGGCGGTGCGAGCCAGCGTGTCAACCGTCAGGGCAGCGTTGCGCGAAATGCGCTCAGCAGCGATGGGGTCGACCGGGGTGTGGGTCTGACCGCGCAGGCGAGCTGTCGTCATGGCCGCGTTGCCGTACTCAGCCATGTAGACGTTCAGCGTGGTCGGGGTGATGCCCACCGTCTCAACGTCAACCGTCTCGGACAGTGGCGTGGTTGCCGCTGCCAGGTCGCCGGCGAACGTGAACTTGACGGCCGCACCCTCGTGCGACTGGTTGGTGGACGACACGGTTGCGATGGGGTCGAACCACAGTCGGGAGCGAAGCGGCCCGCGAATGAGCAGGTCGTACGCCATCGTTGCGGTGGCACCGAAGTTACCGGCACCCGGACCCTCGGAAGCAAATGATCCGGCTACAAGTGGAGCATCAGCCATTGTTTCTCACATCCTTCTCTCTGGTTTCTAGCCTTGACGTGTGGTGACCGGCACGCCCATCTTCTCGACCAGATCCAGCAGTCCTTCCGCCCCACCAGACTGGTACGCCTCAGCCAGCTGTTGATCAGTCGGCGCTGGTGTTCCAGTCTGAGAGCCGGCAACATTGTTGATCGTTTCCATGTTGTCGGCTACCGGGTTGGGTGCGTCGGACTCTGACTCACCTTCGGCGGCAAGGAAGCCATCCTCGATGGCCTGTGCCTTGATCGCGTCAGCGGTCAGCTCTCCTTCGTACCCGTTGATGAAGTACCGCATCTTCGGATCAGTCACCGGGATTCCTGCCTCAACGAACGCCATGCGGCGTGTCACCTTGGCAAGCTCCTCTTTCGCCTGGTCCCCTTCACGCGCTCTGCGCTCAAGGTCCCGACGCCAGTTGGTGCTCTGTTCCTGATCTTCGTCATCGAACGTGTCAGTCATTGCCTCTCCCTTTCCAGACACGCAGCCACGGAGGTATGACTACGGATGGGGCGGTGAAACATCGGCAACACGCAGCCATGCGTGCGCCTGCAACACGGGCTAGAACGACACCGACCACCGCCCGGAGGGGGCCGGCCAACCAGAGCAAGGGGTGGATGGGCTTTCGCGCATCGCCACGCTTGTCTTGACATCAAGATACTGCGGGCTCAAGCGGTACGCAAGAACCGCCGACTACAAGTTTGCCGAGCCCAGCCCGGTGATCCCCGACTGACTGGAAGCGAAGTCGCCGCCGCCGGCGTAAGCAGCTCGACGCCGTGCCGCACGGGCCTCCACACTGGCCGCATCGACACCCGACACGCCGAGAGCAGCGGACACGCCTTCCTCGACCGACAAGGTATCCGCCTCACCCATGAGGTTGGCGAACAGGTCACGCTGCAAGCCCACCTGGGCGGCAGCCCGCTGCGCCTCCTCTGGACTGAGATCCCCGGCCGCTGTTGCCAGCCGCTCAGCCTGAGCCTTGGTCAACGACAGCCCGTTAGCCATGACGTTGCCGGCGACCTGAGCCGCTGCCCACTCCCGCTGCAAGATCGGCGCGTTCCGGTCAGGGTCGAGGAAGTAGGCGATGGCAGCACCGTCACCGGACGGCCCGTAGAACTGGGCGAACATCTGCCTGACCTGTGGCGACCCGTAGACGAGGGATGCGGCATCGCGCATACGATCCTCCACCTCGACAGCCGACACGCCGTTACGGAGCATCTGCGAGATCGCGTTCCGGTCCCGGTACACCCCGGCCGGGATGCCGTACTGGCTGGCAAGCTCCTGCAGGGTGGACTCGAACTGGATGAATACGCCCTCGTTGATCCCCAACCCAAGGGATTGCAGCTCCGCCATGCCAGGGAACCGGGCCTGGTACGCCTTCTGGTTTCTGATCTTGAGCATGATCTCGGCCTCGGAGTCACCGTTCAGCCACTGTTCCCATGCCCAACCACCCAGCTCACCAAGACCCCACGCCGCCAGCGCGGACTCAAGGATCGCCTGAGCACTCTGTGAAGCATTCGAGTCCGGGTCACGCCCCTTTGGCTTCTGCCGGTTCCGGTCACGCCGGCCATCTTTACCGGTGCGCGGGTCGTTGCCCTTGTTCCGGTCACGATCCCGGTCACGGTTCGGGTGCCGATCCCGGTCCCGGTCCCTGGTGGTTGCCATCAGATCGCTCCCATCATCTGACCCAGCTTGCCAGCCAGCTCAGCGGCAGTCTCCTGCGCATCGTTGGTCTTGTCGTAGCCAAAGCGTTTCTCGTTCATGATGGTGCGCTGCCACTCGTCCATTGTGGGGATTTTGCCGTCATCGGTTGGTTTCAGTAGCGCAGCCCACCGTCCACGATCCAGCCGCATTTCCTCCGTTGACACACCAAGCAGGGATGAGGCTTGCTGCAAGTAGGGCTCAGCCCAGTCCCGTACGGACACACCTCGGTCGAGGATGGGGGCGAGGTGTCCGTAGGTGTTCTTGGCTTGTCGTCGTAGAACATCGGCGTACCCTTCCACCGTTTGCCGACCGGAGAGAATGTCCTGAGTCCACTGGGTGCGGCGTGCGTTGTCCAGCGGCAGACCGAACTCGTCCGCCAGCTCCTCAAGTTGCATGGTGATTTGCGCCGCGTCACCCATCTCGGGCTTCTTGCCGCCGGCCCTGTACTTCTGGCCGATGATCAGCTGTAGCTCGGTGGAGTCCATGCCGTTCTTGACTGACCGTTCAGCAAGACTGCGTATCTGGTCACCGTTCAGCCTGACACCCATCTGCCGGGCCATCGTCCGCACTTGCTCCCGCGCCCGCTCGATCATCCGGGCAGCTTCACCGGGATCCTCCACAACGGTGATCTGCCAGTCACGCTGCGCCATCGTGTGCGTCTGCCACCACTCGGTCTGCTTGACCTCAGCCTCGAACCGATTGATCGACCACTCCTTGTCGACCGCCTGCTCCACCAGCTTGTCGATGGCCGGGTGCTTCTTGAGGAACTCAGGGTCGAACCCGAAGTCCAACCGGGTCAGCGGCTCCTCCTCTGGCCGGCCACCACGCCCACCACCGCCACCGCCCGCTCCGCCACCACCGCCACCACCGCCACTGGTGTCGGCCGATCCGGAGTTGTTGCCCCGGACATCCTGGGCCAGCTCGATGCGACCGTTGATCGCCGCTTGTGTCTGGTCGGCGGGCCGCTCGAACTCGGTCATAAACAACGACGTGGCGGATCCGAGAGAAATGTTGCCGCGCAGGTTCGCCAACAGGTTCGGGTAGTAGGACCGCAGCTCGAACATGATGTACCGCAGCTGCGTGTCGAGCGACCTCGGATTCAGCCCCTTGTTCGCAGCCCACCCAACCAGCGAATCCCACCGCTCACCTTCGGACCACTGGGCAATACCCATACCCGGCCCGCCGGCTTGGTCAGCGTTCGGGTCGACCCCTGACTCTGCCTTGAGGTTGCCGACGATGCCGGCCGCTGCGTTCCGCGACATCCCCTGGTTGATAAAGAACGAGTACGCATAGTTGACGTTGTTCATGTTGCGCCCATCATCCGACCCAGCGACAGGGCCAGCTGGGATGCGGACTCTTGCGCCCCGTTGGTCTTGTCGTACCCGAACTTCTCATCCTTCATTATGGTCCGGGTCCACTCATCCATTGTGGGGATCTTGCCGTCCTTTGTGGGATTCAGCAGCTGGGCGTACTTGCCTTTCTGTAGCCGCATCTGATCGGTCGACACACCCAGCAACGACGACGCCTGTTGCAAGTACGGGTCAGCCCATTGCCGCACGGTGGAACCGTTGTTCAGCACCGGTGCCAGGTGAGAGTACGCAGCCAACGCCTGCTCCCGCATAACGTCGGCATAACCCTCAACGGTTTGCCGACCGGACAGCACCTCTTGTGTCCACCGGTTCAGCCGACGCCGGCTCACCGGCAGACCGAACTCGTCCGCCATTGTGCGAATGTCCGACACGATGGTTGCCGCCTGACCCCGTTCCGCCCCCTTGTCCATGCGGAACTTCTGGCCGATGATCAGCTGAATCTCGGTCGGGTCCAAGCCCTGTCGGACGGCACGAGCCGAGATCCGATCAACCTGCTCGTCGGACAGCACCACTCCCATCTGATCAGCCATCGTGATCAGGTCCTGCTTTGACTTCTCAAGCAGCGACTCAGCCTCAGCCGGGTCCTCAGTCAGCTGTATCTGCCATGACCGCTCAGCGACAGTGTGGTTCTGCCACCACTTTGTCTGTTTCAGCTCCGCCTCGAACCGGGGGATCGACCACTCCTTGTCGACCGCCTTCTCGACCAGCTCCGCGATCTCCTTGTGGGTCCGCAGGAACTCGGGGTCGAACCCGAAGTCTGACTTTGCCAGCCCACCGCCACCGGTGCCACCGCTACCGCCACCACCGTGACCTGCCACCTTCTTGCCACCGAAGTAGCGGGTCGGGTTGACGTTCGACTCGTACTCCCGGCTGCCCTTGCGAACCTCGAAGTGAAGGTGGGCACCCTCGGAGTTACCGGAGTTGCCGACGTTGCCGATAAACTCGCCCTCACCGACCCGTTGACCTTTGCGCACGTCAATGTCGGACAGGTGCGCATACAACGTCCACAGCCCGTTGTCGTGGCGGACGATGATGTAGTTGCCATATGCGCCACCGGACCCGGCGAACACCACCACACCCTTGGCGGCAGCCTTGACCCTCGTACCGAACGCAGCCCCGTAGTCGATACCGGTGTGGTAGCCGGCCTCGTAGTCACGGTTCTCCACCCCGTACTGCTGGGTGATGGAAGCGTTGACCGGCGGGGTCCACGAGTAAGCCATCAGCCGCCACCCATCATGTTGGCGATGACGTTGTAGTAGTTGAGCCGCTGGTACGCCTGGTATTCCTCTTTGTTCTTGCCCTTGGTCATGTTCTCAGCGATCAACGTGGGATCAACGTCAGTCGGATCGGTCACCGTTGTCACATCCCCGTCACGCTGGTAGGTGGAGGTCACGATTGACGGGTCCGCTTCCTGCCGGCTGTGCAGCTTCTGCACATAGTCGTCAATCTGCGCCTCGGTGGGTGCCCGACCCAACAGGTTCTGCATCATCGTCCGCAGCGCGTTACGCGCATCGGCCCGCGAAGTCTTGGAGATCCGCTTGGACACCCGCACCGGGTCGAACGGTTCCGCCCCATCCACCCCGTCGACCCCGATGTCTAGGCCGGCCTTCTTGGCGGCGGCAACCATCTTGATTCGGGATGACAGGTAGGCAGCCAACGGCATCCCCGACAGGTTCGCCTGTGTCAACGCCTGCTCGTACGTTGCTATCGCTTCACTGGTGGTGCGGTTGATCAGGTCCAAGTTGTCAGCGCCAGGGATGGCAGCCGCTTTCATCTGCTGCACCAGCTGCGCGTACGCCACCTCATCCATTGTGGTGATCTGGTACTGCTCACCTTCGTCATACTGTGGCGTACCCCAACCGCGAGCCAGTTTCTTTTCGTAGTCCGCTGCCGCCTTCGTCAACCGGGTCGTCGGGTGCCCGGTCTGTGGCCCGGCAACGGCCGGTTCGAGCGCATCCCGTTTGGTGTAGAGCGGCAGGTCCACCTGGAAGTTTCTGACCAGAGCATCCAGCTCATCCGGTGACGCACCCAAGCCTTGCTGTTGCAGCGCGTACTCCTCGGATCCAAGCCAGTTGTCGCCTGCCTGCCTGGTCGGTGACGGCGGCAGAATGATCGGATCACTGGTGAAGGACGCGGACGCAGCGGCCCGAAGATCCCGCCGGCCCTGCCGGGTGGCAGCCTTGACATCCCGTGCGACCTGATTCTTGTACGCGGACGCACCGGCCTTGACCACCTCGATCTTGTCAACGGTTTCCGCCGGCACCCGAACCCAGGTTGCCTCCGTTGCTGGTACACCAATGTCGCGGTACCGGATTGCTGACTGCGCTTCCTGCAAGGCGTCCACGGTTCCGTCATCGTTGAACCGGTAGGTGACCGGCACCCCTTCGGCGTTCGGGTACACGATGGTTCTCGGCACCGTGGGGGTGGGCACCATCGGGCCGAACGGGGTACGGATGAAGCGGGTGGGCATGGTGCCAACCCCGGCTGAGCTGGCCCGCCGAAGCATGGCAACGATGCCGCCCTGTGGGTCTGCTGGCCCAGTGTAAGAACTCACGCCGCCTCCTCGAACTGCTCAGCATCGAACTCGTAGCTGAGCAACCTGTCCCACGCCATTGTGAACGCAGGAACCTCCTGTGCCAAGGACTGACCCAGCGCGTACAGCTGCGGGGCCAGGTCCCTACCGTCACCGGTGCGGAAGTTGGACACCCCTTGTGCGCGCATCGCTGACCTAGCCTTGAAGTATGTCGACAGGGCTTCACCAATCGGTGAGGCGAGAACCTTCTTGTCCCGCGACGCCTGCTCTAGCTCCAAGATCATTACCGCTGTGCCTGATCCCAGGTCAGGGATGCGGGAGTAACCGGGGAACTTGAGTTCCAGCATCGACTGGTAGGCGCGCATCTGATCGGACTGGGCCTCGTCCGGGCTTTCCCCAATCTGGTCCCGGTACGACTGGTAAAGGGCTTGGCCTAGCCGCTGGTTGGCGGTCTCCACCAACAGCGACGGGTCGACCAAGGTGCGGCTGCCCTGCCGGGTCATACCGGCATAGGCCGGGTAGTAGAACTCGCTGCCCGGTTCGGGCACCAACAGCCCCCAGGTTCGTGAGTACTTGCCGACCAGATCGTTGTTGTTCCGCATCCAGTCGTACGTTTCCCTGGTGGGGGAAGCGAACCCGGTCGACTCCGATTTGGCACCGGCCATCAGGTACAGCGAGGAACCGAAGTCCTTGAGGAACCGCAGCAGCCCCTGCTGGTAGCCGTACCCACCCTCAGCCGGGTCACGCTCGTAGTCACGCAGAATCGCGGCCAGCTTCGTCTGGTAGACCAGCTCACCGTTCCCGGTGACAGCTGCCTGCTCCGGCGAACCCATCGTCGGCAGGACGAACTGTGAGATCCCACGCAGGAAGTAGAGCCGGCGCGCCAGTGTTTCCGCGTCCGCCTGCAATGCGGCCGTCCCGTCAGCGGTGCCAGTGTTGTACTTGCCGGTCGACGCCAAGTAAATCTGTGCCGCCTGATTGGCTGACGCAAGCTGTGACTTCTGCTCAGGGGTGATCGGGTGAACGGACACCAACAGTTTGCGCACCCACGCCGGTGTCACGGAGTCAACGACTGCGTTACCCAGTCCGCCCTTGACATCCACACCGGGTCCGCCGAATGGGGCGATGAAGTTGAGTAGGTCCTCCTGCCACCCTGGTTGGTTCAGCAGCTGGGTTGCCGGCCCTGTCACAATCGGCCCGAACCCTGGCTGAATCTGACCGATCAGGTTGAGCCCTGACACGGGTGCCGGGAACATGACCTCGGGTGAATCCCCTGACGCCATGCCCATTGTGAGGAACTGCTGGAACTGTTGCGGCATCGGCCACGCGAACGACTCGTCACCAGTAGTGGCGTCCTTGAAGAAGAATCCTTGGTGCTCATCGTGCGGGGTGCCGGTGGCTTCGTAGACCGCCGACGACCCTGGTTGCTGCGCCCCGTAGATGGCGTGAGCCATCCGGTCCAGCACCTTCGGATTGTCGATGACCAGCTTTGTCCACGTCTTGAACACTTCGGCCCACGCCGACCCGAATGGTGCGACGATGCGGGCCGCATCCCAAAAGTGGGTCTTGTCGGCGGTGTCGTACAGCAGCTCCTGCACCTTGTCGAGCGCCCTGGTCTTAGCCATCGCGTCAATGTCACTCTTGGTCATGTGCGCGTACTGCGGGTCACGCTTGGCTAGTGCTTTGCGGATCGCCTTGGCTTGTGGCTTCGGGACCTGCACCTTGTCGAGCTGCTTCTCGATGGCAGCGGCAGCCTCATCGGTGGCGACAGTGGCGAACTCGGCCACCCGATCCCAGTACTCCTGGCGGAACACGGGGGACCGGGACAGGTAGTTGGTGGGTCGGGAGTTGAGGAAGGAGAACATGGCGGTGACGGCCCGGTCCCGAATCTTCGTGTCCGCCTTGGACAGCAGCTCCTTGGGGGCCACCACTTTGTCCGGTCGGGTGTCGAGCCGGGTGTAGTTGCGCAGCTCAGCGATGAAGTCACCCTTGCCACCGGCGTTGTAGACCTGACCGCCGCGACCGTGCGACGGGTCAACGAACATGCGCACCTCGTCGCCGTTCTTCTTCACAAGGTGACCGCGTTTGATCACACCGACCAGCGCCGGATCCATCTGTGCGGTGGCGTACCGAACCTGATCCTCAAGCTCCTGTGCGAACCGGGCCATCCCGTCCACGTTCCCCAACGACTGCGAGAACTCTGGCCGGTGCTTGGCCGATGCCTCACGCAGCGACAACACGTACTCTTTGCCGGTGGCGTGGTTCTCCATCCACCACACGGTCTTTTCCATATCGGTGCCGTTCTTGGCAAGAGCCTCAGGCATCGACACCAGCTCGTCCTCGGTGAACCCACCGACCAGCCGGCGCGCCACCGGGTCGCCGTGCAGCTTGCCCAGGGTGAACATCCACCCCTTGACGTACAGCGGAGACTCGACACCGACCGGCTCGTGGTAGTTGCCGACGAACTTCATCGCATCGTTGTTGTCCAACAGCAGTCGGGAGTTGACCAGCGCGTTCGAGTAGGCGTTCGGCTCAGGGTCAGCGGCCAGGTCCCGCCACGAACGACCCATCAGGTCATGCGACTTGTTGCCCTTGATCGAGTGGAGGATGAACTGAATCGGGTGACTGTAGATGTTGGCGTACCCGGATGCGTACAGTCGGCCCTGCTCCTCCAACATGACCCTCACCGGGTAGGCGATACGGGCCAATGCCGTCACCTTGAAGAACGTGTTGTACCCGTCAGCACCCCGGATCACCCCATCCAGTGCTTTGGAACGGGTCAGGTCGAACCCTGACGCTGCCGCCCGACCGATGAATCCGGTGATCCTGGTGATCTCACGCGGGTTGGGCAACGCCAGCACGTTGTCCATGTAGTCGCCCAAGATCATCGGGCCGGGGATTACCGCATCGTTGTCCGCCAGGGCTGTGCCGGGAACGTGACCACGCACACCGGGGTCCTTGGTGTGGTACGCCGCAATCTGCTCCTGGTTCTCACGCAGGAACGTCGTCAACTTGAAAGCTATCGCGTCAACCTCGGCCGGGTCCTTGCCCTGCCTAGTCCACGCCCTTTCCAGGTGGTGCTTGAGCGTGGCGTTGATCGCCTTGAAGGTTTCCTCGTAGACAGTCTTGCGGCCGTACTGGGTGGACTTGTCAACCATCGACCCCAGCACCTTGTCACGCTCGGCCGCTGGCACCCGTGCCGCCATCATCCAGTTGTGCGCCTCACGCAGCGCCTGGTCCGCATCGTTGAGGTTGACGTACTGGCCCGGCATGACGTGGAACAACCGAATGTCCGACAGCTGCCGCTTGAACCCTGGCGCGTGCAGCAGCGCCGCGTCGACACCGTTGAGCACAGCATCCTTGCCGGCCCCACGGACAGCGATCTGCTGAATGTCCTTGGTGGCGGTGAACCGCAACAGCTCCTCGGTCACATCATCGACAGTGTTGGCGTGACGCAGCGCACGCAGCACTACGGCCGGCTGCCACCCGATCAGCTTGATCAGCTGCTCCACCGAATCGGTGGCGGCGATCTTCTCCTTGAGCGGGATCCGCTTGTCCGAGGTGACCCACTTGTAGAACCGTTCCGGCACCACGGATCGGCGCACACCAGCATCCGACACGCCGGCCTCAGCCTTGTGTGGCGGTGTCGCATCCCCTGCCTTGAGTACCTGATTCAGCTCGTCAGCTGCTTCACGGCTGTACTCGCCGGCCATCGGCTTACGCAGCACCTCACGGCCATCAGCGGTGGGCTCGTAATGCCAGCCCCTGTCCAGCATCCGTTGCCGCTGCGACTGCCACGCATCCCACTGTTCCTGTGGCACCGTGGACGGGCGCTGCGCCGGAACATCGAACCCGATCATGTTGTCGTACAGGTTCTCCTGAGTACCGGACAGCCGCACACCAAACTGCCGCTCATCCCAGTTGTCAATGACCTGTGTGGTGCGGTCGGCAACCTTCCTACGGGTGACCGGTTGCGACTTCCACTTGCTCGGTTCGACCACCTCATAGACGGCTTTGCCGGTGCTGTCGGACCACTTCACCGCGTCGTACTTGCCCAAGAACACCTTGTCGACAAGCATTTCCATTTCGCGGGCCGACCGCAGCGCCGACTCGCCTTGCGCTTCCGGCAGTACCCGGTTCAGCTCCTCGAACGCACGAACCAACTTCTCGATGTCAGGGTTGACAAGGTTCTCATCAACCTTGCGCAATGCCACCGTCACCGCGTCAGGGAGTTCGCCACCAAGAGCTTCCTCGATCTTGTTGAGCCGGCCACCGATGTAGTCCCGCAACGGTTCGGCCACATCCGGGTCGTCAAGGTCAGCCACCTTGGCCGGCCGGTTCGGCTTGAAGTTCATGGCGACAGCGCGTGCGCCATCCATGTTGTCGTCAATGATCTTCGGGTCGGTCACCAACGCACGGGTGGTACCGAACAGCCGGAACTGGGGGAATGCTGCCTGCCCCTTGCCGGCGCGCACACCCACATCGGCCAGCTCAGCCCCGTACAGCGGCAATCCAGGCTCAGCTGTTGCCACCTTGGCCCTGGCCGCTTCGTGCGCCCGACGTGAGTAGTCAATGGTCTGGTCGAACCCTTGGTACATCTCAGCTTCGAGTTCACCGTACGGGTCACGTTTGATCCCAGGGATGGTGACATAGGGCTTGGTGCCGGTGCCCTTGACCCGCTCCTTGGTGATTCGTCGCACCCGACCGGGGTTGACGACGTTGCCCTCATCGTCAACAACCCGACCAACCACCTTGTCGTACGGGGTGACCGTCCGCCATTCGGTGTTGGCCTTGAGCTTGACGTACTCACCGTTCGCTTTGGCCCGCCGCCACTCCGCCGGGTCGATCCCGTTGGCGATCAGCAGGTCATTGAACGGTGACGCATCGGCAGCACCGCCCACGATCTTCGCCTGCATCGTGTCGCCCACCATTGCCGCCCGCAACGGACCCTGGTTCAGCCACATCCCCAGCTGCTCGGGGTCAGAGGAGGCGTTGATAAACCACTCGACCGGCACCTCACCCTCAAGAACCGCCCGCTCTTGCGCCTTCTTGGGCAGGGACGCAATCGACAGACCAACCTCGGTCATCTGTAGCTGCTCATCCAGCTCGTCAATGGCCTGCAACAGACGGGGTTTGCGCTGCTTACGGATCTCAGCCTCAACCTGCTTGGTGAGGGTTTCCACCTCCTTGGCCTCATCGAAGTCACCCAGGTCACGCGGGGCCGGCCATGCGTTCAGCGGCTCCTCCCGGTACACCGACTGGCGGACCTGCTCCGCCCCAAGCTGGGTGTCCACCCCACCTTTCAGACTGTCGGTGCGGTACATCACCCGTGCGTTGTCCAGTGGCACCACCTCGTCCAGCATGGTGGCGTCGGTCACCGCAGCAATGGGCTGACGGTCGAACAGCTCCTGTGTGCGTAGCGGCCGAACCTCGGACAGTGTTGCCAGGAACGTGCCGAACCCAAGATCGGCCGAAACGGTGTCGGTGTAGTTCGCCAACGGTTGCGTCATCGAGTCCACAGCAGGACCGAACGTGCGTGTCACCTCACCGGTGGCCTCATCCACTTGATCAACGAATGGGCTGACCCGTTCCGCGTCGGCGGGAAGCATCTGGTCGGGTCGGTACAGCGACACGTTGCGCCTGGTGCCGATCACGTTCCCGGTCTGGTCCTTCACCGGGATGTTGCGGACCACCCGCCGCCAACCCTCCTGGTTGACGAGCTTGTCGAGTTCGACATTCATGGGATGGCCGGCAGGGATGGCCTCGGTCACGTCGATCTGGACCATGCGTGCCCGCATATCGGGCAGCGACACGCCGGTGGGGATCACGTTGGAGGAGTAGCCGGCTTTGAGTTCGTCCGCCCAGCCGGTCGCCGGGTCAGTGTCGATGTAGCCCTGCACCCCAGTCGGCTCGAACTTCACCCTCACCGGGTCCGGGGCGTCCATCTTGCGGCGACTACGCAACCGCAACCCGGCCGCTTCGGCGGGTTTGTTGGAGCCGCGCAGCACCGCCAGCACCCCAGGTTCGGACGATGACCCTGCCGCATACCAAGCCGGTGCCCACTGTTCCAGCTGGCCGGCCTGATCGGCTGCCCGTGGTGCCTGATCCCAGCTGGGAAGCTTGAACTGGGTGGCAGGGGCGACATCCTCCAATGTGGTGGCCGCAGCAGCCGCATTGTCCACGTCGGACAGCTCCACGAACGTCTTGCCCTTGGCCCAATCAACTACCTGAATGGTGTTCTGGAACGCTTTGGCACCGGGAATGGCACGGGTGACTGCCCGAATGGTGCCGGCCGGCATGTAGGTGGACGGGTCCAGGGCGAGCGCACCGGTCGCATCGACCAGCCCGGATGCCAGCTTGTACGGGGTGGACCCTGGTTGCAGGATCAACGATGCCAGGGTGCGGCCGGCGGTGGCCGGATCCTCACCGATCTGGTTGGCGTACCACACGGTGTCCCGCACCCGCTTGGTCGCTTCCACCTGACCACCCATAAACCAGCCTTCACCGGCCCGCATTTCACCGGTGCGCCACAGCTCACGGCTGGCCTCAGCGAAGGTGGTCTCATCCCAGCCCTCATCCCAGCCGACACCAACACCGGCAGCACCCACGGCGGCGATCTTCTCCAAGTTGGAGAGGGTGTCGTAGTTGCCGTCAGACCAGTCCTTGAGGTTCGCCCGGATGGAAGCGTTGTACGCCTCCCACGGGGCGGACAGGGTGGCGAACGTGCCACGGGAGAACCACTTGACCGCATCGAACGCATCGGACAGGAAGTTGCCGTCGCTGCCCGCAACGTCAGCCTCAGCGGCAAGCACTTCCCGCAACGGCATGATCAGCTCGTCGTCGGTCAACGAATGGAACTGGCTGCCGTCCCAGCGGGCCGTGGTGACAGCACCCAGGTCGAACCCTCGGGTGACCAGATTGTTCGCCAAATCCGCATCGGACAACGAGTAGTTGAGGGAGGCGTATTCGGCCGCATCTTTCGGTGCCAGGGTGGCAACACCCTTGTCAGGGGTGGCAGGGGTGACCGCACCGGGGGTGGCTGACTGGACTGCCAACGATGCTGCCCGTAGCGCCGCCGTTGACGCCACCGGTAGCCCACTCATCCCCAACGCGAACCCGGTGTCCGCCCCGACGAACGGCATTGACAAGCCGATCTCGTTGATTCGGGCAGCTGTCAACGCATAGTTGCCGTCCTCATCGGCAGCCATGACCTGTGACATTGCCCGCAACCGGCGGGTGTTGGCTTGTGCCGCCTGTAGCCCTGCCGCCACATCCCTTGGGTGGGCTGGTGCCCCCGACTTCACCCACCGGACGAACGGTTCGGCTGCCTGAGCCGACGCCCACCCGCCACCACCGCCTTGACGGTAGTTCGCTGACACCCGTGGGGCACCACCGAAACCGGGAATGGACACCTCCTGGTCGGCTGAGCCGTCGACCAACTCCTCCAAGGAGGGGAACTGCTCAGTCACGGCCTAGCCCCGCATCTGCTGGTAGTCGAGGAGCCGTTTGATTCCGGGGAACGGGAACGCCTGATACAGCGCCCGCAGCTCATCGACCCCTGGTTGCGGTGCCTGCATCCCTGGCGGGGTCGACAACGCTTCCGGGCCGGGTCCGGGGCCGGCGGCAATACCGGCGGTGACCGGTTCGTTGGGCCGTTGGGTTGGGTCCATCAACCCAGGGATCGAGTCAGGGTTCGGCAACGGTGCGGACTGCACCGGCATCGCCTGCTGGGAGCGGACCTGTTCGGCTTGCGCACCGTACGGTTGGCCGGGAATCTTCGCCATCGCCGGTTTCGGTGCGTTCAGGTCGGTGCGGTTGGAGTACGCCTTGCCTGGTGTTCCGTTCCTACGGCCACCGCGTGCCATTTCACACCTCCGCTGGGGTCATCATGCTGGGCCGGCGCAACGCATTCATCATCGACGCCAGATTCTGCGACCCCTGCTCCGGTTCACCAATGGTCGGCGGCTGCTCCGCCCCCATTCCCGGTTGCGCCAACCCTGGCATCGTTTCCGGTGACCCCGGTGGTGCCTGCTCGGCTTGCCGTGCCTGCGCTTCGGCCTGCACCGTGGACACAGCTTCGGCCAGCTCCATCCGGTCGTTCTCCACCAGCTCGGTGATGCGGGCAACATCGGCTGGGGGGATCTGCCCGGACTGGGCTTGCGCCTGAATGCCGGCCAGCAACGCCTTCGACAACGCTTCGGCTGTCACCCGGTCCATTTCCTTCTCGGGATCGTCAACCATCGGGTCCATTTCCATGTACGTCTTGACACTCATGGCACCGATGCCGACCCGTTGACCCATTGCGATGACCATGCCGTTCAGGTCGGTGCCGACAGCCGGGTAGGTGACAATGCACTTGTCCGAGTCGAACACCTGATCGGGGATGTACGCCTGGTTGCGGGCGGTTCCCAACCCGGTGACGTACACCCTTCTGGTGCGCCCTCCGTACAAGCCTTTCTCCAAGGCGACAGCCCGCTTGTTCTCCTCCTCGGCGGACGCCGCCAACAGCTCCTGCGCCTCAGCAATGGGCATATCGATGATGCCTTGGAGCACCGCGTCACCACGCCGGCCGGTGCGAATGTTCGACCCTGATTCACCGGAGAACTCGCTGGGGATACCGGCGGTGACCCGCTGGTTGCGTTCCAACCGGTCAATGGTCGGGTTCGTTTGGTAGCCGGGGTTGGTGGTCTGGTCCTTGATGTCGCCACCGGCCACAATGTTGAGCTTGCCGCTGCGGCCGTCGTAGGGGCCGTCGATGATGCGGGCGATCTCACCGGCACGCGACACAAGGTAGGTGTCGGGAAACACACCCTTCTCGACCGCTGCCAGCTCCAAACCCATGAGCCGCATCTGCATCTGGTACATGGGGATCATCTGGTCGAACTGGCCCTGCTCACCACCAAGGGTGAAGCGGCGGGGGACCACGACGGTACACATTCCGGCAGGGTTGGGCATATCCGCCAGGGTGGTGGCCCGCACCCCCACCCGGTCGTTGTACCCGTTCAGCGCGTTGCGGCGACCGATCAGCACCATCGACCATTGTTGCGGGTCGCAGTACTCAAGGATGGTGAACCGGTCGTCGTCTTTCTGCATTTCGCGGCGTTCGTCGGTGACCATTGCCATCTGCTCAGCGAACCCGTGCTGCGCCAACCAGCCACGGGTCCGTTCCCGCTCCACAATGGCGTCGTACGGGCACATTTGGTCGATCTGATCCAGCGGCGACACGTAGGTTGCCAGCGGGTCGAGCACTTCCCACGCCGGCGGTGCGTCACCCATGCCTTTGCGGACCATCATGGGGGAGGATCCGTAGGCGATCAGGAACCTGGCCCTGTACCTCATCTTGAGGTTCATACGGTTGTGGTCCCACCAGCCTTGGGCGGCTACCCGGCGGGTGTTGGCTCGGCGGTCGGCCGCTTTCTTGCCGGGGTCGACTGACGGCCAGTACTGATTGGGTCGCACCGATGCGATGCGGGCAGCCATCTGGTCGATGCCGGTGTTGACAAGGTTCGCCACCCCTGAGCGTTCCGCCGAGTCCAGCTCGGGCAGCGGCACCACCAACGCACCTTCATAGGTTTGCCTGATCTCGGTCATCCGGTTGATAGCCGGGGTGCGGTTTGTCCTACGCAACTTCCACAGGTCGTGAACTTCTAGGCCGTCAAGCACGACTGCCCGCCCACGCCGGTAGCTTCGGTTTGTTCTGCACGGGTTGCCTCATTCCACGCTGGGCGTTCCGAAGATACGCCGGCCTTTCCTGCTGGTAGTGCGTCTGCTTCGGTGACCATGACTTTGCCAGGTGGTGCTCGAAGAACCACATAGCCATGACCTGATCGTAGTCCTGCACGTTCGGATAATGGGTCAGCTCGTACCGGATTCTGTCCATGACGTGTTTGCTGGCCTCCACCGGTGCCCCCGGCAACCGGTACTTGCCCTGCTTGGTTGGGGACTGTAGCGACTCCACCCCGTACTGTGGGTCGGTTTTGTTGCGGTGGGTGTCGTGCGGCACCAACGCCACGTTGTACCTACTCAACCACCGTCCCCATATTGGGTTTTGCAGCATGAATCGTTGCGCCGCGTTCTGCTCCACCACCACCATTTCCAGCGGGAACCCTTGCCGCAATGACTCCTGGTGGTAGTCGTGGAGGATGCCGGAGAACTCGCCGGAGTCCAGGTCCATCGACAGGAACTGTGGGGTGGTCAGTTTGGTGCGGGCCACCGCGTCGATCAGGTACCGGCCCTCGGTTTGCGGGTGGTAACCCCACCATTGGATCGCCCAATATTTTGTGGGGGACGGGTCAACGGTGATCACTGACCACCCGGACCCGTCTTTGAGTAGGTCGGGCACCTGACCCAACGGCCGTTTCGGGTCGTAGCAGCCGGGGAAGTACTGCTGCGTGTTCGGGTCGGTGCCACCGTCCAACCACAACTTGTCGATGAGGACATCCTCAGGGTTGGTGTCCTCCTGTTGGTACACCGTGGTGAAGATGCGCGGCCGGTTCTCAGCAATGGCGGCAAGCTTCTTCCACGGCAACCGTTTCGGGTCGAGCAAACACGTCGCCGGCCACGGTGCAACGGAATGGTGGTGACCCAAACATTTCGATTCGTCGTGCGCCGGGTAGACGATGTGTTGGTAGTCAGGTCCGCCGGCTTCGTTCTTCTTGTCCAGGCAGTACCGGTACAAGTCCTCGGCAACAATCCTTTGCCCTTGCAGGATGAGCACACCGCCCGGTTCCAACCGTGATTCGGCTTGGGTGTCCCATTCGTCGAACAGTTCGGCCCGCATCCCATCGGTGCGCATGTTTTTCAGGTCAACAAGGTCGTCCCATATCACCACGTCGAACCGGCCACCCAAGTATCCGGAGTCGAACCCGTATGCGGTAACAGTGGATTCTTTCTCGTCGGTCAGTTCCATGCCGGGTTGGATGACGGTGAACTCGTGTGCCCGCCAAATCTCTGACCGGTCGGGTGGTTGGAACGCACCGAAGTCTTTGACCATGACTGCTTGCGCATCGGTTGCCATGCCACGTTTGAGATCTTTGTTGGAGGCTCGCATCGCAATTTTGCGCATGAGGGTGTTTCGGATGCGGCGGGTGTATGCGGTGGCTTGCCGTTCGGTTCTTGACCCCAACATGATTCGGATGGAACGGTCTCGTGCGATCAGCCAGCAGGGAATGTCGTGGGTGAATGTGGTCGATTTACCTGACCCTGGTGGTGCGTTGATCACCAGCTTCGATTCGACATCTTCGTCGTTGAGTGCGGCGACCACTTTGTTGGCGGCATCAACCTGCCACGGCACGGATCGTCGCCCGAAGTAGCGGGCACGGAAGTAGGCGAAGTCGTCCAACGCCCGTTTCGGCACGTTGCCGTATCCGGGGTCGATGACGGTGCGACCAACACGGGTGATGCCGAGGGCTTGGGCAGCTTTCGCCCCTGACCCGCCACCGGTCCGCTCGAACCGTAAACATGTTTCGGGGCTGATTCCGGCTTGTTTGGCGGACGCGGTGACCGAGTTGCCTTGGTCTCGGGCGGCGAAGTACACCCCCCACCGGTCGGTCCCTACCCGTGCGGCCATGCCCGTAGCGTACTCAACCGACGAATGTTAGACACTCACATGCCGCACTGGCTTGGCACCCGTCGTCGTCGTGGGCACCTCGCAGGTGGTGGCAGACGACGCATTGACCGGCCGGGGTGACCTGCTCACTGGATAGGGCTTCGAGGTCGGCATCGGTGATGCTGATCACCGGTTCGGCCGGTTTGATTGCCGGCACCCACACCACCTGATCATCCCATTCGACGGTGTAGCGGTGAACCGACCCGTGGCCGGCTTTGTGCTGGCATCTGGTCCCATCGGTGTGGAACGCCCAACATTGGGGCCTTTCAGCCACGGTTCACGTCCGAAACGGTTGTCAGCATGCGCAGCAAACCCCGTGATTGGGCTTTGGCTATTTGCAGCTGGTCCGCCAGGTCGGTGCATTCGGCCCGCAACTCCGCTTTCGTCATGCCACACCCTCCAAGATGATCATTTGCCCGGTGCCGGTGCAGCACGGGCAGTCCAAATCGGGGTCGCGGTGGTCGTCGCCGCACTCACCGAACCAACATCCGACGCACATTCTCACCACCATCACCCGTCTCTCACTATCAGGTAGAACACGCCCCCGATCAACGCCGTGCTGACTGCCCACACCATCACCGCCGGCCACATCAGGCAATCCCATCCAGCTCAGCATCCCCAACCACCCGCATCGGCCCATTCTGCTGCGCCGAAGGCGCACGATTTTTTGCCAGCCGTTCCCGCATCACATCCGAGATCGGCAGATCACGCTCCGCAGCCTCAGCCCGCAACTCCCAGTACAAAACCTCATCCATCCTCAGATGAACCGCACGCCGATAAGCCATAACCCAAGTTGTAGCACAAACGTAGAACAAGATGTAGCACATTTGTAGAACAAACGTAGAACAAGATGACCGAGATCGGGGGAAAGCCCATTCCTATGGAATACCTCAGGCCCCTGGGCATACCCCCTGGTCATAGCTCCCCACAACGTAAGGGTTTCCTTGCCTCCTGAGCTCTGATCTCGCAGTCCGTGAAGTATCTTGACGTCAAGATTGTCGAGATCGAGACAGATAGCCTGGGTATCCTTTGTGGCTAGGGGGATATGATCAGAAGCTACTAGGCAAGGGCTACTTGACACGGGCTCAGATTGGAGGAGAATCGGACACGTACACAGGAGGGAGTCAGCCGCCACACTGGGCAGGATCCCCCGCTACGAACACTTGACACCGAGAGAGTAGGACACCATGAATCCGATTAGCACCCGCAGCTCCACGCACGTGACGATCACCCTCACCAACGACGAAGCTGACACGCTCCGAGTAGCAGTCCTGTCCGCTAGGAGTGTTCTCCCCCAGCTCAGGGCCGAAGATCACGAGTCCGCTAGGGATCCTTGGATCGATGACCAGCTCGACGTGCTCTATCGTGCGCTGTTCACCGCACACCGTGCCGAAGCCGAAGCCGCAGCGGGCCGGTCATGACTTCCCCCGCCGTCGAACAAGCTCTCGACACTCTCGCCAACGGGATCACCGCCCTAGTGGAGTCGAACGCCTGGACGGACTACCTCACCACTCAGGCCAGCTTCCACCACTACAGCGCCCGGAACGTTCTCCTGATCTACACACAGAACCCGGCCGCTACCCAGGTGGCGGGCTACCGGGCGTGGCAGAAGC